TTGCGTGTATCCAAGAGGATCTCATGAATGAGATCTTTACAATCAAGGGTGAGCGCGTGCACATGCCGACATACGGTACACGTGTGCCATTGCTGACCTTTGAACCAAATGATAAGGATACGGCTGACATCCTGCAAGAGGATGTTGAGACGGTGATTAAGCATGACCCTCGAGTTGAGCTGCTAAATATAGACATCATACAAGCGGTTGATAAGCAAGCATTGATCTGTGTAGCAAAGGTTCGTTACAAAGAGTTTGATGTTGTGCAGGACCTCTACATTGAAGTAAACAGTCGGTAAGTGAGACACTATGACAAGTAAAATGCTATACGCTGCTGAGACCTGGGATCGGGTCTATGCAGCGTTTGAACAGATCAACTTCACCGCATATGATTTTGATGCGGTCAAGCAATCCTTGCTTGACTATCTAAAGCTGAACTACCCAGAAACATTCAATGACTACATTGAATCGAGCCAGCTTGTTGCTCTTGTAGAGCTGTTTGCCTACATTGCTGAACAGCATGCTTACCGTGTTGACATGTCAGTGCATGAAAACATGCTACCGACCGCTCAGCGTAAGCAAAGCATTCTGCGTCTGGCAAAGCTGGTATCATATACTGCATCGCGCAACTTGCCGCTGCGCGGACTTGTCAAGATTACTTCGGTAAGCACATCAGAGGATGTGCGTGACTCACAAGGTAACACCCTGGCTAACCGTCCTGTCAAATGGGCTGACCCTAGTAACCCTCTGTGGAAAGAACAGTTCTTCCTCGTTGTCAACCGTCTTATCTCGAAGCCGTTTGGTAACCCATATAAGTCATTCCAAGTGGATGATGTTGTATTCCAACAGTATGAGTTCATGAACCTACTTGACTCAGAGGTTGAAGGTACATCATTTGTCAATGGTACCTTGCCGATGCGCTTGGAAGTGAACGGCAATAAGCTTCAGTTTGAACTTGTACCGGCTGATATTGATGAGAACGGTGTGTTTGAGCGTAGCCCAAATCCCAAGTCATTCTTTACTCTGTTGTATGCAAATGATGGCTTTGGTGACAGCTCGGACATGTCTGGCTTCATGATGTACTTAAAGCAAGGTAAGCTGCAAAAGATCAACTACATATTCGACAGCAAGATCCCGAACCGCATCATTGACATCACAGAAAGCGGAGTCAATGATGTTGATGTCTGGCTCCAGGAGGTTACGGCAAATGACGATATTATTGCCGAATGGGAGGCTGTCAACAACATCAATGGTGTCAACCTAGCTTACAACACAATTAGCGGCACTAAGAAGTATGAGATTGAAACTCTCGAAAATGATGCTATTCGCTTAGTTTTTGGTTCGGGTGACTTCTCTGACATCCCGACAGGGTACTTCAACATTTGGGTTCGGACATCTAATTCGGGTGGCTTGACCATCTCGAAGGAAGACCTATCAAATGAGGCGATCACCTTTGCTTATACCTCTAAGCAAGGTCGTAAAGAGTCTTGCACTGTTACCCTGTCTCTTGTTTCAGCCTTGCAAAACTCTGCTGCTACAGAAGACATTGAGCACATCCGTGCCGTAGCACCGTCGGTGTACTACACTCAGAACCGGATGGTGAACGGTCAAGACTACAACAGCTACATGCTGCAAGACTCTTCGATCTTGAAGCTGAAGGCAGTCAACCGTACCTTTGCTGGCCAGCCAAAGTACCTAGAGTGGACTGATGCTTCAGGTGCTTATCAGAATGTGAAGATCTTCGGTGATGACATGCGTATGTACTATGACATGTCATCATCAGCCGTTACTAGCCGCTTGTCTAGTCGTAGCCTTATCAATGAGCTCATTGAGCCGGCATTGGCTGAACCGGGTGTATACAACCTGATAGCTTATGCCTTCTATCAGTCGGCTGCACCGCTGAACCTTGCATATGTTCGTCCGCGTGTCAAGCTGATTGAAGACAGCTCATTAGAGATTGCTAATGTGCCGATCATGGAAAAGACTGAGATTCAAGGTGCCCTTGACCGCCACTGGTACGGTGAGCCGAGCTACCTTGCATACCTTGGCCCGGATCTGACAGAAAACTCCTCACCCAAGACCTACTATGGTGTAGTTAACAACGACACTGACCGTCGTGTGTATGACTCGGCTCTTAAGCTAGTTACCAAGAACTCAGTTGGTGACTATGTGCTTTCATCCTTGCCGAACCATGTGTCTGGGATGCAAGAGGCCGTGACACGGCAGCGTCGCTTCGGGATTCGCTTTAACCCTGACCGCCCATTTACTTCAAGCTTGGTGCTAGGTAGCACCACTGGTACGTTGACAACCACCAGTACGATTACATCGGCTGATGTCAATCAGGTGACCGCTAAGGAAGAAGCACTTACAGTAGAGATCATTGATGCTACCACCGGCACATTCACAGTGTATGGCTCGAAGACCGGTATCATGCCAACAGGTGTTGTAGGTACAGCATACAACAATGGCTTGATCAGCTTCATCATTGATTATCCAGCAGGTGCAACTCCTGGCTTGGTTGTAGGCGATGCATTCATCATCAACTTGACTAAGTCGGGCAATGTACTCACTCCTCATCTGTACAAGCGTAACCTCTTGGGTCGTTTCGAGATCATTGATGAAAGCCTCTTGCCTGATGATGCAGAGACCTTATCATATGATGTGCATGATGAAGTTGCTTCATGGGTCATGATCATTGAGCGCAATGATGATGTTGACGGCAACATTGACTTCTGGCGTGTGACTCGCCGTAACTTCCGCCTGATTGTTGAGTCACCTACTACCCACTTCTGGTTCAACAAAGATACCTACCTCGTAGACCCTGAAACCAAGAAGCGTGTAATTGATACGGTCAAGCTGTTGAAGTCCAACTTGATTGCCGATGGCTCTAGGCCCCTTGGTGTGGATCAGCCGTACTTCGTTGTTGACATCCTGCGTAATGCAAACGGTGACATCAATGCAAACGCCTTGCAAGTATCGCCGAGCTCCAACATTTCAGACTATATGCCAAGTGACGGCAGGCCGCAGGCGTCATTGCAATACCTTGACTTCATCGGTCAAACAAAGTATGTGTACTTCACCAAGGATGTGACTACTGGCACCCTAACTCCGGTACCATCAACTGTTTACCTTGAGTCACTTGACTTTGTTAATGATGTGTCAGGCAACTATGTGCGTAAGCTCGGCCGTGAGAACCTTGACTTCTTGTGGGTACATTATGCAGGTGATGACAACTTGATTGACCCGTCAACTAGCAACCTGATTGACATGTTTGTACTGACACGCGGTTACTACTCCCGCATGACTGACTACTTGCGCGGTACGCTTACTATTGAACCGGTGCCTCCGACACCATATGAGCTTCGTGCATCATATCGCAAGCTGTTGGACAGCAAGATGATCTCTGACACCGTTGTAATGCATCCTGCTAAGATCAAGCTGCTGTTTGGTGATAAGGCTGTGCCTGAGCTTCGTGCCAAGTTCAAGCTCGTACGTGCAGCAAACTCAAAGCTGACTGATGACCAGCTGCGCATCCGTACACTTGACATCATCAATCAGTACTTTGCAATCACTGATTGGGAGTTTGGACAAGGATTCTATGCAACTGAGCTTTGTGCCATCATTCATAAAGAGCTTGCATTGGACCTTGCATCAGTAGTGTTGGTGCCAGAGTTCCCGACAAATTACTTTGGTGACTTGCTTTACATCCAAGCCGAACCCGATGAAGTGCTGATGGCTGCGGCTGAATTAAAAGATATTCAAATCATCGGTGGCTTGAACAAAGTAACACTGCGTCAAAAGTAACTATCGGCATAGAGCCAATAAAAGCCGCAGAGCTTAACAGCCTGCGGCTTTTTCTTTTTTAGGCTTACGCACACGCTCATTGAACCAGCTCGAGCACAGGTCATCAGTCAGGCTGCACATATGCCTGTGCAGCCCACTGGTATGCTTGGTACAACGAAGCGGGAAAACTTTGACCTTCCCGGTGCTTAGCTGTGTCAAAGTGATAGTAGGATACCCTTCAACATCTTGTACGATCGTATAATCGTACTCTGTCATGAGCTTATTCATATTACTTCAGTGTGATGCGAAAAGTACGGTTGAGCTGTTCTGCCGTGACCACGCGATCCATCGGGAACTTGTAGATACGTACATTCCAATGGGCATCACGCACTTTGACGGCCTTGTAGCGTGGTTCGATATGTGCGTTCTTCTTCGAGCGCTTGATGGGTTTATGTTGAACCTTGCGACGAAGCTTCTGAGCCGTGAACAAGAAGATATGCTTCCCATCACGAGATACAACACC